ATGAATGTAACCAAAGATTGACTAGTGGCCCTACTCCACTTGGATAACCAACTAAACCACCTGATGGAGTATCTTCAAAATCATGAAATACTGTCCATGTATCATCTGGACATCCACATTCTTTATGTAGATAACTCAGATACGGTGAAGAACCAGCTATTGTAGCCCATCCCTTTACAGGTTGAGCAAACCTAACTGTTAATGAATCATCTGGTTCAATAATTACATTTTTAGGTTCTATTCTTTTTGCAATATAGTCATCTTGACCAAACTCACAATCCAATAAGGACTCCCAAGCTTGAAATACTACATATCTACCAAGACCATGATTTATTTTCCATTCTTTATTTGCATAAGGCTGATGATATAAATAAGTAGCTACTCCAGCCGAAGGAGTAGGCCCACTACCTGAAAGATATTGACTACCTGTAAAAAAGGTATCAAAAGATCCATTTGAATCCAATGGATATAAGGGTATGGAGGTAACTCCTTTAGCTTCACTTGCCGAAGGAGAAATTAACTCATGATAAATTACATGCTTATTAATAGGTCTTACATATTCCCAATTTCTTATTAACTCATCTGCTAAAAACTCATTAATAATAAAACTCTGACCTTGAAATAAAGAATTAAATGGTTGTACATCAATCAAAGGCTCCGTATTTAGATCCACTTCTACTATATAATGAGGAGTTAAAACAGGATATCCAGTAGGCCCAAGAGATTCAACAAACCGTGAAAAATCTACATGCTGTGGATATACTGTTCCATAAAATTTCCCATCCAATCCATTAGTAATTGAATTTGTTGCATGAAGGACTGTATATGATGGGCAACTTTGTAGTATATGAGTAATTACTTCTTTTAAATTAGGCTCTTCTCTTCTACCATCATAAATATAAACCGATGCTGATGGTGATCCACCAGAAGTACATGTTCTATCAATACCTATTTTATATCTTCTAGAAGCTTGATAATCCGTTACTGATCCTATGGTAGAATATACTATATTATTAACTTGCTCATATACTGCAAACCGTCTTTGAGTACCTACCTTCTCTATTGCTACGGCAATCCAATCACTAGTTGTAGTTCCGAATCCTTGTGCATCATTACTTAATCCATAAAACATAAAACTACAATCTTCAATAGTTTGATTAGACATTGAAATCTCAGCGCAATGTTCAAAATCTCCAATAAAAGTTTGATCTGGTAAAGTTAATGTTCGTGTTCCAGTATCAACCGTATCATATGCAGAAATTCCTACAGTATCAGTTCTTATATAAGAAACGAATGAATTCAATTCCCTTGTTTCATAACAAGGAAATTCTTCCGATACACCACAATCCCATGAATCAAAACAATCAGGTTTTTCAGTAGCATGGACAGGATATAAATCTGGATCAAATTGAGAATACCATAACTCTCCTGCTCCACCAGAAGGTTGTTGACCGTAAAATTCTAACCAATTGAAGTCATTTATAGGTTTAATTTCTGGCCCATAATAACTTCTTACTCCTTTAGGAATTCCAGGATGAAAACCAGCAAATCTATCATAACTAGCTATTCCACCGTTACACCACTCATCCCAACGCTCATAGACGTTCATGACGTTTCTTGAATTAGAAAGGAATAAAAGCCATATGACATATAAGGCATCATAAGTACCAATGCGTTTAAGGAAGTAAATTAAATTTTCTACCCATTCACGTAAATTCAATTCAGCTAGTTGTTCATCAATTTCTATTCCGTATATTTGAGCAATATATCCTAACCAACGAAGCTGAATTTCTCTAGCATCCATCAATGACCATGCCGTTTTCAACATTGTATAAGGCTCATGATGAACTTGATCGAAGTATACCTTTAACCACTCTACTAGATTAGTTGTTTGATTATGTGCTGGTAAGGCTTTTACCGTGTAGTCTTTAAGACCTTCAAATTCAATGGAGAAGATAGTTTTTGATTGACCGACAGGCCAGACCTTTCCAAAAAAAGCAAATGTTTTTTCTTGATTAACGTAATTTCTATATTCTATATTTTCGGATCTAGCCAGCCAAGCATGAAAAAAGCTATCCTTACGGAAGTACATTTCATTGCCTATTCCAATGGCACTTACGGCAGGAGTTATAGTATCTACATAAGGAGTAGGTGCTGGTAATGGTAGTCCATATTTTTTAGCATCATATATTTCTTGTCTATTACTAGCATTGTACCAAGGATCAGAAGGATCATCATAATACTTCTCATCCCGATACTTCTTCCAATCCTCATATACTCCCTGATACTGCATCTTGAAACGATTACCATCTATTTCTTGTATAAGAAACTTTTTCCCAACAAAACCATAAGTGGAATCCTTCTCATAGAGAACTGTAAATACCCCACCATCAGCCCAAATTCCTTGTCGTGGGCCAGCAAGAAAGGATCTCTGTGTACCTGTAGCTCTATTAACTAAGATATCAAAATATCTTTCAAGTAGCTGATAGTTAGAATCACTAAATTTCGACATTTTTAAACTCGCTTAGTTGACCTTATCCATCAACTTATCCATTTTCTCTTTCAATTTATCCCTTTCCTCTTTTTTGTCTACATAGTCTTGTCTTAATAATTGATCATTGGGATCTCTTCTTAATTGTCTTTTAATTTCTAACATTTCTTGAGTCAATCTATCATAAAGAAATTGATAGAATTGATAATCGCTTTTTATTTGTTGATTCTGTAACGCTCCTGCTACCTCTACTTCAAAAGCTTCTATTTTCGTATTAATATTTTTCTCCGTAACTACTTCTACTTTATCAACTCTATCATTAGTAGCAAACGTACTACCAACAATCCATACAGCACCGACTATAGTAATTAATCCTACTACTATACCAATCCATGTTTTTAAATTAGTAAACATAATTAATACTCCTGTACTATTTTTACTGCATCATTGGCTAGAACTGGAAATTGATTCAAACCAATAACTATAGGTCTAAGCATATTATCTCTATCAATCCAAGGGGGATCTACCCATCTTGGATAAAGAAGAGAATTATTACCATAAATTATTTTATTGCTATTTATGTCACGTATATCTATATTCCTTATACCTCTGATATTCGTAAACTCATCATCTGGTGATACTTGAGTAGTATCCATCAAATATTCTACTATATCTTTAAAATCCATTTCACTATTAAATAATTGATTTTCTGGTCTAAAGTAATAAATTAATTTATTATAGACATCCTGTGATACATCCGTAAAATTATATATTCTCTTGATCCTTAATCCAATCTCAAAAGTAAAATAAACCAAATCTGGAACAACAAATATCTCATAAGCAGAAATCATTTTTCTTGGAGATAAGTAGTTAAGTAATTCATCCTCCCAATTCTCATTATATCTAAGAGGTACAAGAGTTGTAGCTGTTAATCCCCAATCAGTAAGAAACGAACCAGCGGAAGTAGGTATAGTATTGTTTCCCCACACTTGAGGAATTACACTAAGAAATACCAAATTATATAAATCAGGATCTCCAGCAGAAGGAGATAAATCTTGTTCCCCCCATGCTTGCGCTCTTATGACATCAGAACGTGAAGAAAGGTATGAGTTATAGTCATTCGGGGTAACATCCCTAAATTGCGCTCTTAAAGCGGAAGCAGAATTAAATTTAATCTCCGTAATCGTTTCAGGATCAGACGCTCCAATACTTGCCGCTGAAAGAGAAATTGAAATAACTTCATTGTTGATATAACTAGCTGGATCTCCACTAAATGGAATATACTGAATAAACTGATTATCCAAAATACTCCATTGAGCATCATCCTCTGATCCATCTGATCCAATACTTCCATCTTCCCCTAAAGTATTAAGAACTCTAACATCTATTCTATCATTTAGCCCTGGAATATTTCTTGATGAATTAAATACTACTTTACTTCTCCTATATCTATCATAAATAAACATATAGACATTATCAGATACTTGAGGTATAAGATCTAAATAAAAATCTGAAACTCTTGTCCATTGTGTACTTTGTGTTCCAGTAGAAGGACTAACCAATACTCTTATTGTAGGATAGACATCTGTTAAGTCATCATCATAAGCATAATCTACAGGTAATATTAATTCATTATCAATTAAATCATAACCAGAATAATTTTCCAGATCCACAACTTCACCTTGTCTTAATGGTAAAGAAAAGGTAACATTTGAACCAGAAGCAGTTACCTGAACCGATTCAGTAGTAGCATAAATAATAGAATTACCATCACTATCTGAACGTCCTGAATTTACTTCCTTCCAAGGAAGAACTCTTAAAATATCTCCATTTTGAAGTGGAACTCCAATATCACTTCCAGATACATTTACAGTTACAGTAACTCTAGCCGCTCTAACTCCTTTTGGTTCATATCCAACTTGTCTAGCCAATCTGTTTGCCGCTTCATAAATATCGGCTGTTTCTAAGAAGACATTTTTAGCAATCTTGTTCGTAAAATATGTAGTCAATTCCCCAATATATGACATAAGTTCCATAAGGATTGTAATGTTAGCACCTTCAAAATCATAATCCCTATAAATATCACTCTGTTTTAATTCTTCTTGGAATTTTCCTACCAATGTTAAAAAGTCGATTTCTAAATAGCTCGGTGTTAAATCTGTCATTTTATTTATCCTTATCTAGTCAATATAAAATCAATAGTTTCTGTATTTTCATTTTCTCCAATAACAAAATTAATTCTACAACGATAATAATTGCTATCAGGTTTTGGTTCTATATCAAAAGCAGTTACAGTTATTCTTGTTTCCCATAATTTAATAGAACCCAATAAATTTTCTGCTATGAGTCTGGCAGTAATTTCATCAATAGGTTCAAATAGAAGACCCCATATATTAGTAGCAAAAGTAGGCAACATTCTTCTTTCACCTTGTATTGTTAAAATGATATTACGTAAACTATTGTATATAGCTGATACATCGGTATCCCTTTGTATGTCACCATTTTCTTGCCTACCATAATTTTCGTCTAAATCACTCCAAAAATATGTTTGATCAACCATTATCTCCTCTTTGGATCAATTACTATATCGTCTATGTATTTTTTTATATGATGTCTAGATCTATTTATCTTTTTTTTACTGCCATTTTCAACAATTAGAATAGATTCCGTATTTCTTCTAGACATTATCCTCTCTTTATTCCTTTTGTAATAATCAGCATTATATTTTTTTATTTTATCCCTATTATTTTCCTTCCACTTCTTATCTCGTTTTCTCTTAAAAATTTTATAGCGTAAGGTTTGCCTATCTTGTTTATTTCTAATGGTTTGGCAATCTTTACATTCTACTTGCTTGCCGTTAGACCTACTTCTATTATTGTAGTACTTTCCAAATTTCCTATTCTTTCCACAAGTAGGGCATATCCTTTTCATATTTTCTCTAATTTAGTACTTTTATAATCTTTATGTTTCCTATCAGTCACATTAAAATAATATCCAAAATCATCTTTATCTATATAATTAAGATATTTTGGATCTACATTTAACCGTTTTGCTAGCTTCTGTTTAGCTTGTTCCTGTTTATCTTCTATAAGATATTGTTTTAATCTCATTTCGGATCTTCCAATTCATGTATATGATTATATTTAAAATCTTTAGCTGGTTGTACTACCATTGACTTTATTTTATGTAAATGTCCAGAATCATGTGATGTACTACCATCACCAGTAATACGTTGAATATAATAATCATGTTTATGACCTTTAGTTTTTGTTGTTTCACCATGCTCTTCTCTTCGACTAGGTGAATGTCTTTCTTCTAAATATTTTTTAAGTTTCATTTTTTCTCCTAAACTATCGTTTTCAATACCTTCTTTCCACCTTTAGCAAGTTGAGTATAATCGGCTACTCTTCTAGGATTGAATCCACATGCATTAGGACACGTCTTACAATGAGCAGTAGAACAACATATTTTAGAAAGGATCTTATTCCAATTTTCCTTTGGATGTACTTTCTTCATTCCTTCAATTGCGGCTTTCCAACCAACAGAATCAGGACTCATATTCTTATAAATATCAGCATTTGCCATTCTACTAGGTCTTGCCTTGAAATGAAGTAAAGTTATAACATCTACAGCAGAATCTTTAGAATAATCTATAGCTTCTTGTGGGTTTCTAGCTACTACTCTTATGTTGACATTGCCTGGATATGATCGTTTTAAATTTTTAGCTATAGATAGTTTGAATCCCATTTGCTCATCTACTGACATGTTTATATTGAATACTGGTTTACCTTTCAATGGCCCCTCTGTAAAAACACGCCCACCATACTTCTTCACGAACTTCTCTTGTTTTGTAATAGCTTTAAGTTGAAGACCTACTAATTGAGCATCGGCAATAATTCTTTCTATTTCATTGTCAGTAGATTGATCTTCTATGTAATCACCAGAAGAAAAGAATCTTAATCCCCCCATTCTATTAAGATCTGCTACTTGGCTTAACCCCTTTTTAGTTAATTTAAAATTTCCATCTTTATCTTTCTCAAAAGTTCCGTCTTTTTCTTTATTCAACCATTTCTTGAATGTATCTTGATACCTAAGTCCTCTCTTCTCTGCTTTTGCTAGAAAATACTTCGGATGTTTTTTAGCTATTTCTCTTGCTGATTCCACATAGCAGTAAGCGCATGTGGGATTATTTGCATCTGTAACTTTTAGCGAATCTGCCCTAGTTTGTAAATTCTTAATAGTAGATGCTTCTGCTCCAGCTACAGTTGCTTCTTCTAAATCCCTATGAGCTTTTGACCAATCCTGCATCATTTCTAAAAGTTTTTCTCTTTTTGGGCATACCGTAGATATATCTACAGAAGCATGTGTCTTTGTATTTCCACCAATAGCACTCCATTGTTTAACACAATCTTCAATCTCCTTTTGGCTGTTATACTGCTTTGCTCTTATCTTGAATAAATATTCTAAATATGCTTCCTCTGGAAACCATCCTTTACCAAACTTATCTTTAATCCATTCAAACAATTTACTTGTAAACCCATCACTACTTCTTCCAAGACTCGCTTCGAAATCAACGATACTGGTAAACTTCTTCATTATATCGTTTAATTTTGCTTCTCCTTCTTTCTGTTCTTGTTTCCAATTCTTGTACATGTTTATTACATCATTAGCAAATCTCTGTTTTTCCTTATAACTTTTAAGAGCATCAGAATATATCTCTTTTTGATCTCTGCCAAATGAAGCTTGTCTACCCCAACCAGCACCAGTTACATTTTTAGATTCAAGACCATGAAGAATATACTTACCTATAAATGACTTTTTTTCTAAATCATTCAATGAATTAAATGATGTTTTTGATTTTTTAGTTAGATCATTAAAAGCTTTCTCTACTCCTGTATCCCATTCAGATTTAGGTTGAGAATCCTTTGAAGCTTGGAATTCAGCGGCTCTAAGTTTTCTATCAGATTTCTCTTCTCTGGATATTTCATTAAGTAAATTGAAATGACTAATCTCATCCTCTGTTAAAGCTCCGTCTATTGGGTAATAAACATCCTCAAGCAATGGATGTTCTAAAAATAACCAAGTATTTTGACCCAATACAATAGCTTCATCTATACGTTCCTGCTGATAGTCATATTCCTTCATCAAATCTTTAAATTTCATGCTAATCCCCTTATGTAGTCATCTATTAATTTTTGATCTGTTATATCATTATCCATTATCCAATTTGCTGTCTTACGAATCACATCACCAAGCTTCGGCCCTGCTTTCATTCCAGTAATAGACATAACATGATTACCATCGACTAATTTTATTCTCTTCTTTACTTCTTGTGTACTGCCATACTTCTCTTTAATTTTAATAGCCTTATCAAGTATCTTGTCAAATTCTCCAGCATGTCTAAATACATCTCCTCTGGAAAACTCATCTGCTCTACCTACAGCAACAAGCACATCCCAATTATCATCATTGACTAGTTTAGCAACTTTAGACGGACGCATATCAAGGATCTTATGAAACTTCATATGATTCCCAACCGCAAAAATTATAGCATCCCTTTCCTTATTACTAAGTCTCAATCTATCAGCAAGAGCATTAACTAGCTTTATACTTTTTTCTGCATGTCTATAATACGTAGGATATCCCTCACCTTTTTTCGGTGCATAGGTGACTCCTTTTCCGATATCGTGCAAAAGAACAGCCAAAGCCTGAATCGGTTTATCAGCATCAACATGTTTAAGTGCTTCCATTGTATGCTGAAAAACTCCTTTACCTGGATAGTAAACATACTTAGTCGGATCATTATGTTCTGGATTATTAGCATCATAAGGTTCTGGAGAACCCAATTTCTTTGGTTTTATAGTTCCTCTTATTTCAGATAAATATTCTCTATATTTCATAATAAGCATTGAATCCTTTATATTTACCTTTATTAATTTCTCCAATTTTTTCCCCATGTAAAATATACAATAATTGTTTATATAAAAAAGAACTGCCAATTTTTTCGCAATAATTTTTAAAATCACCAAAAAAATATTTCTTTTTTCCATTTGGATGAATAATTACTATTTTCTTAGCCCTAGGATGATCTTTACCAACTTTCCTCATCTTTTTACCAAATTCTAATAATCTTTCTTTAGATAAATTTTTAGTAAAATGATTCTTTTTAAGTTTATTAATAAAATTTTCATATTCCTCAATTGACATTCTTCTAGTAAAATGATTTTTACCACTATTAGATTTTCTTCTTTTTTCTATTATTTCTTTTCTTTTTGGATGATTAGTAATTGTATCTCCTCCATCACCACCAAAAGTTAGATTATATCCACCTTGAGTATAATGAGTTTTAAATTCTTTGATATATTTACTTTCTAAAAAATCAACTTCTTCTTCCTCACACCTATAGATAATTTCCCATTCAAAATTTTCTTTTCTATATTTCCTTAATGCATTATGAAAAAAATTATTTGGATATTTGTTAGAAAATGCTTCCGAAAAATGACTATTTTTCCGTAATCTAAAATTAGAAGATTTTCCTACATAGGATTTCTTATTAATTTTATTTGTAACTTTATAAATTATCATCATGCTAAAATTTTCCTTACATAACCTCTTGTCTCTGGATGGAATTGAAGATTTTCCCTATACCATTTCAGATTCATTACTTCTGGAAGGACATGTTTTAATATTTTTAAATCATCTAAAATTTTAATGTAATTAGCAAATTTATCTCCACTCTGAGCCGCTGATTTTAATAGCTCATCCTTTATTCTTTCTGGAGCAAGATTTGGGATATTAGGAGATAATTTCTTAGCCGCTTTTTTCGTACTTGGTTCTATATCAAAATCCAACTTGGAGGAGAACCTAGCCAATCTCATCATTCTCAAATAATCTTCTCCAAATCGCTTATATGGATCTCCTACAGTTTTCAAAACTTTATTTTTAATATCCTTCTTACCGTCAAAATGATCTATGATCTCGCCTTTAGAATTTAGACCCATTGCATTTATAGTGAAATCTCTTCTTCCTGCATCGTCTTCAAAACTTCCTGTAATTTGTACGGAGTCTGGTCTTCTACCATCAAAATACTTCCCATCTGTTCTAAATTGAGCTACCTCAAAATTAGACCCTCCTTCTTTAACTACAACTATCCCAAAGTCTTTTGACTTACCGATATCAAAAGTCTTAAAGAGTTTAGAAAGCTCTTCCATACTTAAATTAGTTGCTATATCAATATCATGTGGGTTCAGGTTTCCTAATATTATGTCACGTACTGCTCCACCCACTATAAATGCCTTATGTTTTGTTTTTTCAATTTTCTTTAATATTTTGACAGCAGAAAATAATTCTTTATTTTTTTTAATATAGCTTTCCCAATCCTTCAAAGTTTCTCTATTTTCGATTAAATATTTTTCAAATTTCATATTTTTCTTCTTTCTACCATTACTTGTTCGCCTTTTGTTATTTTAAAATTTGGATGTCGTATAATAGTAACTGGTAATACAACAGCAGTTCCTTTTTTATTAAAATCCTGTTTCAAAGCAAATACAAACTTTATTTTAGTAGATTGACTAGTTATAGCAAATTCAAGTGAATTTACTGGTATTTCTTTTTTATTAATTCCTCTTCTTTTTGATATATGTTTTTTCACATCCTCTACGTCTTTTTTAAATTGACTACCAATTTTTTTAAAAAATCCATCTAATACAAAATCCATTTCTTCAATTGATATTGGCGGTTTATTTCTAGGATGATTTAATCTATCACGAAGAAAATGAGTAGTTAAACTAAATTCAGTAACACCAAATTTTTTTAATTTCGATTTCCAATTATCTATAAAAGATTGCGCTTCTTGATCATTTATTTCTTCATTTATATATTTTTTAAATCTCATAATATTAATAATATTTATCTGGATTAATATCTCCAAATTTAAAAAGACTCTTCAACATATTTAACTTAGAAGCTCCTAAGATATCCGTAGCTTGTGTATAATAACTATCTAAATTCTTTGTTAATCCAGCATCAAGACCAGAAGTTATTTTATCAAAACTAAATTCTCCTGTATCGGTAATTGGTAAAAGATCCACAACGGCATCAATTTGATCAACAATTTCTTGTATCTGATCAATATACTTTAAAGCATCAGCGGAACTAGTTATACAGTTAACACTAAAATCAAGCGATTCCAATAAAGGAGTCAAAGCATATCTATCAAATTCTGCTTTAACATTTGAAAGCCCTTGACATACTCCTCTTTCAGCTACTTGAAGAAAATGTTTAGCATTATCTCCAATATCTTGAGCTAAATTTCTTACTTTTCTATTTACTTCGGCAGCGGCAGTATTAATACAATCATTTATATATCCCTCAATAAATGGAACTTGATCCTCATCACATCCAAGATTACTAGTAGTCAAGTTATCTTTAACATCTAATTCCATTACAATCGGATCAGTTAAATCATCCAGATCGAAACTAAATGCTTCATCTACCCATGCGGCTGATTTTGCATATAACTCATCTCCATATCTCTCAAAAGCTGTCACATCATCTAATAACCCTCTTATTGCTGAATCCTCACATGCCTTGACTCCATATGAAAAGCTGGAGCTTGAGGAAGAGCTTGTACTAGAACTTGACTCACTAGATGAAGAAGAAGAACTTGACGAAGAAGAAGATTCCGATGACGAAGAAATAGAACTTGAAGCATATGATGTAAATGGTGGATATGGTAAAAATGGTGACATTTTAAATCTCCTATGGTATTGGTATTTCTGGTGGTCTAATATATACTGGTATACAATAAACAGGCACAGGAAATTGTAACCCAAAATGATCTCTTACCCATTGATCTATTGTTGCCATAGTAAGATTAGACATACCTGAATACATATTTTTAAGTCCTTGTGTAAAATCATAACTAGGTATATTGGTTCTTGGCATCAATGGTACTGGCATTGATAACTGGAAACCAAAACCTGGAATCGTTATCCTAGTCAAATCATATAGTGTTGGATTTGGTGGTAGTAAACTATATATTTGATCCAAAGTCGGATATGTCGGAGGTGGCCCCATTCCCCCTATATCAGCAATACTAGCAATCCAATTTACCAAATTCTGAATAACTTGTGTAACAGATTGATAATTACTATTTATAGCTGTTTGAACAGTAGCTACAGCATCCCATGTTGGAACATTCATCATTGGATAAGTAGGAGTAGGCATTAACGGTATTAAACTTTTATAATACTGTATATCATCCCTTAATTTTTGTGCCGCTACTTCTACCATTTCATCAAACTTACCTTCAACAATACTAATTAAATTATATCCAGGAAATCCAGGAATATCAGGCAAAATACTACTTGGATCAATTCCTAAATAATCAGTAGCAACTTTTGTAAATGAAGCAAGAACTCCAGTCAATTGCCCATTAACAAACTCCGAAATGGTTTGCTCCAATTGCATATCAGGAGCGTTAGTATCAGGCCAAACTGGATCTGAAAGAGTAAATTGCGGTGGCAAAATTACTGTTCCAGGTATTTCATAAAACGGATCAAATAACTCATGCATATCAGCATATGTAGGAAAACCAGTTGGAGAACATATTGTTTCTGTTATATCTGTCATGGATTAATACTCACAAAACCTACAAGAGTTATATACGGTGAAGTTATAGTAACTTCCACACTACTATTTATTAAAATCGGTTGAATAGCATTTAAATTTACACGCTTAGTTACATCAAAATCTAAATTCCCACCAATAACTTGTTGAACATCTCCACGTAAATCTGATTGTTGATCCCCTTCTACTCTTCTAAACTCATCTCCGTTAATTTCAGTTGATTTATTTCCTTTAACTTTTACTCTTTCATCAGCATCAACCGTTTCATTATTAGCTCCCTTAATATGAGAATTTCTATTACCTATAACAATTTCATATTTATCTGATTGATTACGAATAACTAGTACTCCATCATTATCACATTCAATATATGTATTACTTGGATGATATATATGAAATCTTTTAGATCCTGGAGTTGAATCAAGTTCTACTGTCAATCCTCCATGAGTAGTAAAGACAAAGTTTTCTGGATATTTAGCATTATATGCTGGTTCGGGTTCACTCCAATTCCCTCCGTATGCTGTCGGTACTACTTTATCTCTATAACTCTTCTTAGTATTAACTAAAGTCTGACCACTTTCTCCTCTAGCTAACCTATGTACATCTGGTTCACCTACTCTAGTAGGATATTTTCCATCAGGATCTCTAAACCCATCATTCTTAGAAACAGTTTCCTCTTTATTTACTAATGTCTTCTTTAGTGATTTCTTGTTTTCAGGAATTCCAGGCATAGAAGCAAAATATCTAGGCTGTAATAAATTTCCATTCTCAAAGAAAATCATCACATGAGATCCCTGCAATGGAACCCCCCACATTCCAAAACCACTTATAGACCCTTCTATGATAGGCAAACAAGGTTCAGCCCAAGGTAACTCATCTGTAGGAATACCTTCTGTTTCAGTTTTATTTTTCTTCTCTGTATGAAGACCAAATATACGAATTCTAACACGTCCAGCTTTTTTTGGATCATCATTATCTTCTACCACTCCCCTATAAAACCCAAAAAGTTTATTTGACTCTGGCATTAAATCACTAAGAGAATTTTTTTGCATTTATTATTTCCTTATAATTATATTCGATACAGCTTTCTCTGTATACAGGTTTGTAATTTTAGAATCATAAAGTATTCTACTATTAATATTATGATATGCATTTTTTATACATACTAGTCTTTGCTTATAGGGATAATGACCTCCTCCCATAAAATTATGAGTAACTGATTTTATCATATACTTTCCCTTTAAAGCGTCATTTAATTTTTTATCGGCTCCTTCCAGTCCTGGCCATTCAATCTCTATATGCTGTCCTGCAAATCTACTCTCATCTCCTTCTACAATAATATTCAAAATAAATTGTAAGTTATAGCGTTTAGTCCAATCATTAAAAGCGATATTGGATAATGAGTCAATATCACTTTCTCCTACAAAAGTATTTGAAGATCCAAGATCATCCATTTGACCGTATAAAGTTTTTCTACCTAACATTACATTTCTATCAGAAGCATCTGAATATCTATATCCTACTTGCAAAAGCTTTTTTGTATTGAAGTCAAACCCTCTCCAATATCCCCCTCTTAATACTTGATTACTAGTCCTATCTATACCACTAAACCACCATTCAAGTATTTTATTTTTATCAGACACGACATCACTCTGAAACCTATAAGGTTTTTTATCTAAGGTTTTATCAAAATCAGACAATAAATAATTCAAAGATACCGCATTAGTAGTTAATTGATTTGCAGTATTATTAAATATTAAATAGCCGCTAGATCCACTCTGTTTTCCCTTTGCTCTTCTAGCTAACCAATTTAAAGCATTTCTAGGAGTCCAATAAGGAATAATAAAATCTGTTGAATTGCTTGATTCCTCTATTTTTAAATTAAATCCACCTAACTTAACTAAAGTCATGTTATTAAGAATGTCTTTCATTATTTGAGAATACTTCTGATCACTCCAACTTTTACTGTATCTTTTCAAAGAAGTAGGAATGTAAAAAGGATCTATTAACTCCAACTCAAATAAATTCTCACTTGTTTCTCTAATCCCTGGCCCTACTTGGCTTATCTTAGTAACTTTGTATATATCAAAAACGATATTTCTATCCGATTCACCTTGACCATAAATAAAAGCTATTCTCTCATGTCCAGTAAATGGGCCAGCTTCCATAAAATTATATCTATCGTTAAAAATTAATTTTCCTGCTATAGAAAATTTAAATATATCTTCTATAAAAAATATTCTATAAATGTCTTCATTAGCAATTATAGCATTTCCAGATTCAGATATAATCATAACTGTTATAACAGCTTTTTTAAGCTCTACCTGACCTTTCTTTTGATAATCAGTTTTTCCTGCCATTATGTTTTCTGCTCCGCTATACGCTCAAGATCTTTGACTAGTGTATAAAGAAAATCTGCTTTCAAAACTTTAATTATTTGACCATCCTCTAAATCTTCAAATGGATTTAAAGTATTATTCAAAATAGGAAGTATCCACCATACATAGGGATTCTCATATAAATTCCAAGAAATATTTTCCCAATATTCTCCGTTACTTACTTTGTAAGTATTATACATAGCAGTTTCAGTAAACACGGCATCATTCAAGATATAGCTTCTAAAGATATTCATGAATTTGGTTTCTCTATCCTCATCCAATAAAATATTAAACAATCTCATTAAGCTATAATTGTTTATTTGTTGACCTGTTAACTCAAAAAAATTCTCATCTGTGTATTCTGTTACGCTCATAACTCCTCCTTAAACTGGCTCTGTATCATAAGAACCACATTTAGGACATTTTACTTCAAAAGTTTTAGAACCAATCTTTTTCTTGAATCTTTTTCCACATTCAATACATTGCATTTGAGTTTTATCACTATTTTTTGCTTCTCCCAAATATTTCTCTACTGTATTCTTCATTAGATCTCCTCTATACTGGTTTTAATCCCCTCATCCATCTCTGGAGTAAGAATTCCCTCCGCTTCCAATACTTCCCTTGCAAACTGTAAATTATGCTGTCTGGTACGCCTTGAGATGTCTGGTTTGCTACCATACCTGATAGCTTGATGATAATTACCCTGTCCTGTAAAATAAGTCATTACACCGTCTTCTGACTCCTTCATTTGAATTCCCTTTACATCATCTCTTATCAACATCTTTTCCATCTTCTTCTTATTCTTGCCTTGCTCTTTATCAGATTTATCAAGAGACTTTGCATAAACTTTATCAATTGTTTCTACTTCTTTATAAGTCGGTTTCTTCTGTAAATACTTATCCATTTTATCACTCATTTTTGACCCCTCCCAAAATATATAATTCTCCCTAAAAAGGATATAATCCTACTATCTATTATTTATATTTTTTTAAAGGGGATTTTCGAAATAAAGGTAAGATATCTTATATAATATACTGAAAAAGGGAAAAAAAAGAGCGGTAGAGAAACCACGACACGAAATTTCTCTACCGCTCAGAAGAAGTGGATGTGTGCCACCCAAAAAACAAACATCCACCAAACATCACTCAACTCATCTCATGTTGAGCTTACTACTCACCTAGTCATTGGGGGATTTGACTAGGAGGGTGAACCTCCCTTCCCCAAGGAAGGTTCAAATGACCTAGCAGAAAATCCATTTTTGATGGTTACTAGGTCGGGCAAACGGTATACTTCGATTTAAATGAGATACATGCCCATATCACGTACCGTTAATCTTTAGTGGTAAAAATATCTTGTTGTACACCACTAGAGAAAAGATCTTGTTGCTGTCCAGTATCAAAAATTTCATCTGGAGGAACATTTGTCAATTCATCTGGATCAATAACAAATTCATCAATATCAAAAAAATCATCCATGATAAAACTCCTTATTTTAAATTAAAATCCGATCTCTCATTATATATTTATCATAATGATATCAGAATGTCAAGCATTATTTTTCATAAATATTGTTTTTTTACTTTACGATTCTTCCATGATTTGCGAGTACGAACATCACCTCTTTGATAATCATTATATGGATTAGGAAGATTTAAAGGACTTCTTTTCAATCTGCCGTAACCCTCACTAGCAAACCATTGACGTTTTTCATTTGAACTTTTCGGTCTTTTACACCAGCAATAAAAATTACCTCTTTTATATCCTATTGCAGGAACAGGATCAATACGAAAACGATAGAATATAAATTTTCCTGAAAACCTTGTATGCCATACTCTTTCAAAAAGTTTTTCTCCGTAATTCATTTGATAACCTCCTAAGTTTAATTAACTTAGTGGTTATCAATATCAAAATCATGCATTTTAATCTCCTTTAATCTATGGGGTTGCTTTGCATCCCAAAGGTCGAATATCGTCTTTTTTAATTATAATACCATCATATCACAACTATATACAGTTGTCAAGTATTATTTATAATCGGTTTAATAAAATCCTCATAAACACGTTTATACTTGACAACATAATCTTGCTGTGATCCAGCGGAGATGTCTTTCTCCGTACTATTGGCAACAAAGCTAGCTTCCGGTACAGGTACTCCTAGATAGCCCATTTTAAAGCATTTCAGAAGGAACGCATAATCCAATAGACGCTTATATTTATCATCTGTTACCAGACCTACCTTTTCAATCACGCTTGATCTAAATAACGAATTTGAGCTTATATAATTACCCTGTAATAGCCTGTTTATATCAAATGGATCTGCATTGAATTTTTGGTTTACATGCCCTTTAAATTCAAAAGATGCGTAAGCATATCCCACCCTTTCAGCCCATTCAAATTTCTTGATCTTCGCTACCATTTTATCTAACATCCCTCTACCCATATTTATATCTCTATCTATCATAATATAATATGGAGGAAGATCCTTAAAACTCTTATACCAATTGATAGCTTCCAATGCATTACTAGGTATATTCTTATCTCCGTAGCTTTTAACCCATGTGTACCTTGTGTTATTTCTCTTCATTGAAACTTTCGTTTCTCTACTTACCTCATGATCTGGAAGCAACGGAGTAACAACTAATACTTCTGGATTTTTACATTCTGTTACTACACATATTTTATTTCTCATTCTCTTCTAAATCCTATCTTTGGTTCCACTACATTCTCCAAAGGAAATAAATCATCCTTCATAGGAACTAAAGTCTCAAGCATGTACATTATTTCTTCTTCGATTTTTCTTGTAGGAGAATACCCAAGAGCTTTCAAATTATCACTTATATAATTATAATAATGCTCTCCTGTATGTTCCATTCTAGGAGTAGCAATCCATTGTTTCTCTACTTTCAATGACATTGGAAATAAAGATTCAGTAATTGTTGAAACCATATCAGCTAGTGAATTCATAGAGTGCCATTCACTTAATTGATTCCAAACTTGAACTCTTCCCTGTTTTGCTGGATTTTTTACAGCTAACATTAATGCTTGTACACTATCATTTAAAGATAGAAATGTTCTCTGATGTTTTCCTTCACCATATATAGTCAAAGGCATACCAAGAATTGCTTGAAGGATAAAACGATTTATAACAGTACCTCCAGCTTCATCTGAATCAAGTCTACTATAAATTTTATTTTTATCTATCTCATCTGTATATATTCCAAATACAATACCCTGCATTACATCCGTACATTTCAAATTCCATGCTCTTGCACAATAGTCAATTAAATATGTAGAAGCTGTTTTACTTGTATGATAAATACTTCCAGGTCTTCGTGGAAATATTACTTCATTACTCAACCTTCCTTTATGCTCAAATTTTGTATATCCTTCTTCAATGTCGATATTACAATAATGATCATATTCTCCAGCAGTACCTATAGTTATATAATGACAATCTGGAACTATCTCTTTAATATTCCATAAAATATTATTAGTTCCAATTATGTTATTAGATAAAACCGCTCCTGCAAGTTCTCTTGACTTCATACTAAACGGAGCAGAAGGATTATGAGCAAGATTAATTACTATATCAGGCTTAAAATCATCAAACATGTTTTTTAAAGTATCTGGTTCTGTTTCAATATCAATTTCATTAAATGAAAATATGCCTTTATATAATTTATTAAACAGAAATTCTTTTTCTTCCATATCAAAAAGAGGAGTAGCAGACATGCTACCCATTTGATCTTTTATCCATTCTCTTCTCCAAAAATTATCAAATCCAATGACTTCATTTCCTTCCGCTAATAACCTTTGAGTCAATGCATTTCCAATATAACCATCACATCCTATAACAAATATCATAACCTCCTCCCATATTCCTTATGTAACTTTAAATGGTCATTAAGCCGCTTAAAGTCACTTTAAAGGAACATTAACTAGCTAAATTGTGCTTAATGTCACTTATAAGCAACATTAACACCTACACTTTGAATTCTTCTTCCGAAAAAAATTCTTTCTCCTCTTTTTCCTTTGGCTCTTCTGGTTGTCCAATAACAATACTTCCTCTATGATTCCACCCAATATAATCTCTATCTCCTATACAATACGCAATTGGTTTTGAATGTAATATCATTTTTTATATCCTTTTAGTAAATTTATTTTGTAGTTATCCGTAAATCCTTCTAAGATGTCAGTTAACTTTCTACCCTTCCTCATAGCAAATAAAGCTCCTTTAGCTGGAGAATCAGCGATAGCTAAAGCAAATTCTTTTTGATCCTGAATACCTCCAAACTTAGTCCATGAAATAGTTACATCTT